CGCAAAACGGACATTGTTGCGTCACCTTACAAGGATCAAATTTATTATCATACAACAGAACCAGCTATTCTTACCGACATGGACCCACGATCGCCAGGAGACATTATTCAGCGCGGGATTGATAAGTTTGGCAAAATTTGCCATAACAAACGTCCCCGTAGGATCATGGAGAAAGTGATTGCACATCGGGTCAAAGTTTACGAACGAGAACGACACGTTTATACCGGACCTTTACGAACACTGACAGAAGATGAAGTGATTAATGGGGTTCGAGGGCAAAAGTTTATTCCTCCTTTGCGTATGGACACCTCTCCAGGGTATCCGTATGTGAAGTTGCGACCTTCGGGTTGCGCTGGAAGAAAATTTCTGTTCGAAGAGCTCCAAGAGGAGAGGGAGCCTGGTGTCCCGAAGTTGAAAGCAGGACCATTGCTTAGGCGACACCTGGATGAAATTTGGGGCGGGCTCCTTGAAGGAAAGATAAAGTGGAATTACTTCGTCGATACCTTGAAGGATGAACGTCGCTCACATCACCGACTCTACAAGACCAGATTCTTCAATGTCCACAATGTGGCCTGGCTGATCGTGTGGAAGCGTCTTTTTGGCGCACACATGGCAATGAAGCTGACAGCACGCTTCAATATTGGCTCTGGTCTGGGTATGGATACCCATGGACCCGAAGTAACGGTGATGATGAGCAAGTTGTTAGCTGTGGGGGATAAATTCCTCATGACTGACGTTGCTGAGTGGGACGGAACACGACAAGCAGAGACCTTAGATGATGCTATGGAAGCAAATATAAGGTTTATGCGGCTACATGAAAACGACCCAGATAACAATCGTAGGCGCGAGATGTGTAAACACGCTCAAGCTCATCGCATTCACATAGTGGAGTCCACTGTGTACATGACCATGCAGGGCGTCCCCAGTGGACGTGGTGATACATCAGACATCAACACGGATGATCATATCATGGAAAATGAAGCGAATTGGCTAGAGTTGGCTGAACATTGGGTGCTTACAAAACCCAAACACGAACGTGAGAGGTGTACTGTGATGGCGACTTTGGAAGCCAAAGAAGAACACACCTGTGAGCAGTGCGTAGGAGACGACGGTGGGGGCACCGTGTCAGATGAAGCGGTTGAGTTTTACAACGAAATCAACATTGAACACATATTCGCGCACTATGGAAC